ACCCATACGTCTTATTAACTGATCTACTAATTCGCGCTCTTTGGCGCGTAGTGCGTTTAGTTCAGTGCGTAGGTCGGTGAGTTGTTTGATTGTTTCTTTCATTAGTTAGTACCGCAAGGAAGTAAATTATTTCTATCTAGTTCCATCTCGCCTATAAGCGCTTCGCGTGGGCAGGTGTAGCTAGTTGACTTGTAGTTACCATAATAATTATTGCCATCAGGCATTTCTATGTGATAGCTGTTTCCCCAATCTTTATGAACTGATGCACTCTTCTTTATCATCCATTCAAGCATGGCGGCCATTTGTATGAGTTGCTCTTGGGTGTATTCCATTTTCTCTCTCCGTTCCGTTGTGTGTTGCGATGACTGCATAGTAAACTACTAAAAAATACTTTGCAACATTATTTTGCAAATAATTTAAAAATAACTGGTTGTCTCTATGTCGTTATCGTGTTCATAGCGTAGTTTATTGGCTGCTTTTAGTAGCGCTGCAACTACTCTTTCGTCATCTTGAGTGTATGAAGCCTCTTCTATAATTTCAGCCTTAAATAGCTGCCATGCTTTGTGAGCTGTGTCGATGCATGGGTAAGATCCTATATTTGCCTCTGCACCGTTTACGCTGCATCTAGCAATAAATCTGGTTTTCTTTCTGTTAACACCAAGCGGATAAGCACCACGCCCTGACTCCCTTGTGAGAAACAGATTATTTACTTCATTGCTCAAAAATACGCAATTTTCAGGACTATATAGCTGTGTTGGCCCTTTTATTAAGTCCTTACTTAGCTGTCTACCTTCTACTTGTTGCTGTTCTGCCCATCGTTTAAAGTTGGAAAATACAAGCCATTCATCGCACACTATCGAAGACGAAAACGAGTAATTTTTAGAGTAACAGCGCTTTAGCATTGAATCCCATGCTTGATATATCGGGCATACAACCTTAACACCATTTACTAGCGGCCTTATTTTATAATCAGCATCATTGATACCTACACCGCAAACTAACTTCCCCATTATCTACTCCTAGATATTATTGTTTCATACTAACACATATAAAATAATTTTGTAATTTAATTTTACTTGTGTTATGATTGTTGCAACTAAATCTTGTAACTAAAAGGAAAAACAAATGAGCGATCAAACCATGCTGGATAAATTATTCGAACACTTCGGCGGGCCTAACAAAATGGCAGGTGTTCTGGATATTAGCTCTCAGAATTTGCAACATTGGATCAAAAACGGTGAACCACCGGCAGCAATGGCTATCAAAATTGAGCGCCTTACTTATGGCAAGTTTAAAGCTGTTGATTTGGTGAAACCAAAATGAGCGCACCTGTAATTGAACTAGATGAATACCAACAAATGGTTTTTGATCGCGTTTTATGCCTTGTAAATGCAGGACAGCACCACCACGTAGCGCTACGTGGTGAAGGTGGCACAGGCAAAAGCCAGATTATTAAGAAACTTCTAACGCATTATGGCGATGATGCTATCGCCGCATGCCCTACCAATGACGCTAAGAACATTCTTATCGATGGGCTAGGCGATGATTGCCCTGCAATGGTGGTGACGTGCCATAAGCTATTGAACAAGCGAGCACATACGGTTAACGGGGTAGAGCAAAGGGATTCTAGCGGTAACATCATTTTTTCTGAGTCTGTACCCATCAGAGAAAACGTTAAGCTGATTATTGTCGATGAAAGCTCAATGCTATCTGAGCAAATGGCGCTGGATTTGATTGATAAGGCAAAGCATTGCGTTTTGTTGTTTGCTGGCGATCACCATCAACTAAAACCGGTTAAAGCAGAGGCGTTCTTTCAAGAGCTAAATGCTGAAACCTACACACTCACTAAAAACTGGCGAGCACATACCGCGCCGGATCTTATGGCGTTTCTGGGGCGAGTACGCGGCATTAAAGATGATGAAATTGTAGATTTTGAAGCAACAGAGTCAACCGTCGATGCAATCTCTGATGCAGTGATCAAGTACGGATCAGAAATCATGGTAATGGCCCATACGCATCATATTTGTGGGCAAGTTAATGATGCGGTACGCGCTAAGAAAGGCTTTACAGAATTGTTTGCTGCTGGTGATGAAATTATTATTGATTCAGCATTGAAGACGGTAGATGGTTTGTCATTGGACGCTGGAACTAAGATCAAGATTGCATCAGCAGAAAAAGATCTTGGCCGGATTAATGGTGTTAGTTTTGATGTGTGGAGCATAAAATCCGTTGCTGGGCACGATGATTTCATGATTATCGATCAGCGTGGCATGGATGAAATAGAAATAAAATCATTAGGTAACGCGATCAAGCAGGCGCGGGATGCGTATTTTAAGGGTAATAAGCGCTCGCCTATCGCACTTGAATTCCCTTCTATCGTTCCACCAAATGCAAATAGAATGCCAGTCGTTTACGCATACTGCCGCACCGTACACCGCGCTCAAGGCGCGGGTGCTAACATTGCGATGTTTGTATGCAATGAGGCGAGTTTCTATAAGCCAGACGATTACAATCTGTTTTATACGGCGATATCACGCGCTAGGAAGCGGGCTATTGTTGTGCAGTTAGGTAAAAAGCACGGCAAGAAAATCACAGGTCAATTATTGAAAGTATAAAAAAAGCCCGTAACCGTTGCAGCGGTACGGGCTTATTACTTAGGATTTAGCATGAAATTCACAAAACTTATTTCACAGTCTCGCCTGTCTAAGCAATTCATTTTAGACGAAGACGGTAAATTACTCAAACAATCCGCTGCTGAAATGACGGATGGTTTCGCGCAGATCGTCGATATCCACTGGGAAGCGCTGGGCGATTACTTTGACAATCTAAACTACAAAAATGCGGTAACGTTTGGCTTGCCTATTATCGCAGATGGTGATGATTGGTCGCAGGTAGCTACATCGCGTGTGGCAAAAGATAATCCCGTACTGATTGCGCGTACCCGTGAATATTTTCAGTGGGGCGACCGTGATGGGATTATGGTTTTAGATATTGACTACATGCAAGGGTTTGACACCTCAGAATCACTGTATGAGGTTTTATGTCAGTGCTACCCACCATTAAGACGCGCACCGATGCTATGGAGGCCGTCGTCATCCAGCGGCGTAATGGGTAAAGGTATCTCAGGACAGCACTTTTTTGTGTGGTTAGATGACGCGCAACAAATTGCAGAGTGTGGCAAGGCGTTAAATGCGGCTTTGTGGGCGCATAAACACGGTGCTATTGCGATCAGTGAATCTGGCGCTATGCTGGTAAGGTCGCTGGTAGATACAACCGTATGGCAACCAGAAAGGCTTATGTTTGTCGCACCACCTTTGCTAGGCGATGGCGTTACCCGTACCAAGTATCATTTTAAATATTTCGGGCCGCTTGGCGAAGGGTTGAAGTTATCTGAAACAGATCTTTTCTTTGACGCTGATCTATTAAGAAGACAGATTGATGCCGCCAAGTCTCTAGCCAAACCTGATCAAGAAGTAGTCATAGAACGCAAGATTACCGCGCTGGTTAATGATGAAAAAATCACTTATGAATCAGCCAGTAATCACATCAGAAACCTGTTAGAAGGTGGATTATTACCGCCTGATCTATGGCTTTACCCGAAGGATAAGCCGCGTATTAAGGCGGGCGATCTTGGTATGCAATGGATGGCGGGCGAGTTAAAAGGCCGTCATGAGTTCTGTGATCCATTTGCTGAAGGTAAAGGAGATAAGCGTGTCGCATTTTTGCTTATCAGATCAGGCGAGATATACACCCACTTTCACGGTGGCGTTAAGTACAAGCTACCTATTGGTGGAACGAGCGAAGACGAACGGCTACATGATGAATATGAACCAGATGAAGGTGATTATGAAGCGGCAGAATTAACACATCATGCAGCGGTATTACAGCAACACGAGGAAGAATGGCGGGAAGAGCAGGACAGAATTGCGCATGAAAAGCGTCTTGCTGCAAATATGTTACGTCCGCTTAATGACGTAGGCGGGTGGGGTGCTGCACCAGTACGGTGTGATTTCCAATATTTAAGTGGCGAGACTATTAATGAGCTGGCCGTCAATGCGTTGTCTGTGTTCAAGAAATACGAAGTAACCAAAGATGACAAGATGCTCGTTCGTGAGCTGCTAAACCTAACTGATCCTTATCTGTTTGATGTGGTGTGCGATCGTAACGGCGAGCGAATCGAGAAAGAACTGGAAAGCGTACATGAGGCAGAAGTAAAAGAGCTAGCAAACACTTATGGCGAGCTTCAAATCATGGCGATGGGGGCAAAACCAGTTAAAGCCGGTAAGTATGTTCACTTCTTCATAGGTGCATTGCTAAATGGTTGCGAGCAAATGGGCATTACAGCGCTTTCTGAGTACGTGATAAGCAAACATACATATTTAGAAAAAGAATCGAATGGCGGTGGGTTTGCATCGTTCCTAGATGCTAATGGAGGACATATTGAGCTTCCTTATGGCGTAACACCGGCGGAATTCATTAAAAAAGCGAAAGATTCAGGCGTTCCATTCGAGAAGTACGCGAGTTATAGCGGGCCAGAGATTGAACGGATCAAAAAAGAGTATCAAGAATGCCGGTATCGTAAAGCTCGATTGTCAGATGTAATAACGGCGATAAGGTCGGATATGTTTGGGAAGGTAGCGCTTAAAAGGTCGTCACGTAGTCCTCTCGCAGGCATTGCTAATGTGGATTGGATTAGTAGCAAGGCAGAGAAGCAGATGTTGACGAATATTCGAGTAATGAGAAACAGGGGTAAGATTAAGGATGGCGATGATATTTTGAAGAAGGTTGTAGAACTGGGGTTTCTTACAGAAAGTGAAGATTCAAACTACGGTAAATATGGGCGGTTTTTTTAGGGTTTGTTTTTTGTAACGCTTAACGACGAGAGTAAGGCTTTTATATCTACATCGTTAAGCGTTACAAACACTTTTTCGACAGGTTTTTCGTACAAGGGTTTTTATGCTAATCAGCGAAGAGAGCTTACAAATTTCATTCGTTTCATGGTGCAAGTATCAAGCACAAATAAACCCTGATCGTGCTTTGCTAGACTGGATATACGCAGTACCCAACGGCGGCAAGCGTTCAGTGTTAGAGGCAATGCGTCTAGTTCAAGGAGGAGTAAAGAGCGGCATACCAGACCTTCAGCTAGATGTAGCACGTAAAGGATACCACGGCCTGAGGTTAGAGTTGAAGAAACCTAATGTACTTGCAAATGGGAAACGAGGTAAGTGCAAAGCGCCGGATGAAGAGCAGATCAAGTGTCATGATTTTTTAAGGGCGCAGGGGTTTGCGGTGTATGTATCCAACGACCTTGATGAGCTAAAACAAATTATTTTGGATTATTTGCTTTGAGTGCTTGCATAAATTTATACGTAGGTATAAGATACCTACATCGAAGCAAACAACTACTTGGAGAACGAGATGAAAGTAAACCCACAAGCAAGAATAGAAATCATGCATAGCGCACGCGGACTTCAAGTAATTCAAAAAACATGGTCAGGAATAGGTTTTGAGTGGCTTGGGCCAAGCAATCCATTGCTTCCTAAGATTCTAAAAGAGCTGCATGAAACAGGCGTTTCTCATGTTAAAGACCCAAGCGGAACAACCTCGCTTAGAGCACTAGACAAGATGTATTTGCCATGAGCAGAGCGAATCTAGTTACAGATAGGGGATTATCAGAAGAGCTTGCGAGATGCGCTATTGCATACTACACAGACGGGCCTGTTTACTTGGTTTATAAAGGAACTAAATATATGGCAAATGCAGGTAGTTTCAATGGGAAAGTGTATTTTGATATTTACCATTATCAGGAGCCTGTTTTTTATGCGATTGATTAAAGATAATGCCCGAAAGTTAGGAATAACAATCTACCCCGTGCATGGCGGCTATCGAGTATCGAATCTGGATGGCGTGTTTAGTTTTGAACAGTTGATGGAGGTTTTTAAATGACAATTATTTATGTTACTAAGGGATGCTTGACTGGTGGCATTATGAAGTTTGATGCTCATGAAACAAGTATTGATGGCATGTATTGTATTGATGGTCATGGAACTGGAGGAATTAAAACCTACGCCCATAAAGGTGATTATTGCTTCACAGAACAAGAAGCACTAGATCGCGCTAAGGTGATGAGAGATAAAAAGATTGCAATCTTAAAAAAGCAGATTGCTAAATTGGAAGGTATGGATTTTGGAGGTGATAAATGAACCTATTCATGCAAAAATTTCAAGAATTAGAATCTGAATATATCTTAAACAAACAGGCATTGCGGGAGGCTAGAGAAGAGATAATTAATGCCGAAGCGTTTGCGCTTAAACACAATGCTGGTGCAGTAGTATGTATACATGATGGAGTGGCTAAAGTTTGGGTACAGGTATTGCCTTTCTCCCTATTCTTTGGTGGTGAATTGTCAGAAGAAATGATTGCTGGAAAGCGTGTTTTTGTTGTTGATGGGGTGAAGGTGATTGCATGTTGACAAAAAACTGGCATACGGTAGCCATAGGCTTTTTACTAGGTATTTGCTGGGTATTGGAGGTGCTTACGCGATGACTCAACCATGCCCCATAAACCTAGCACTACGCCAATGTAAAGATTTCATGCGCGCAGCGGAAGAGATGGAAGCGCTTGATAAACAAACCGAGCGACCATCTTTAGCTTGGGAAAAGATGATAGCTAAAGGACGTGTACGGCGTTATGCGGGTGCTTTGATTAATCGTTTGTCAGTAGTGAGGTGGAATAATGATCAATGAAGCTATTGAACTTTTAAAGCGCATTCAGCCATATCTTAACGATTGGGATTTCCCACTTGGTTAAACTGATGATGTGAATATGTTTCTCTTGGATGGTGAACACTCGATTATTATTGATTGGGAAGCGGACAAGGATAATGTGAGCGCTTTGGATCTATATAGCCTTGGAGATAGCGATGAATAATGATTTACATGAGGCATTCAATCATCTTGCGTACCTATGTCTGGAAGGCAAGATTATGAGTGAACAACGCAATGTTGGTGCTTGTTTTGTAGTAGATGCCACTAACGCTATGAATAGAGTCACAACACTACTCGGTTCGGCTTGCATAGATGGTAAAGTAATAAACCTTATCGATTTTGTACCTTTTAATGGAATAGATAGGAAATGAATTACTAGCGGTGGAAATAATGCTTGCATGTTTTTGTTCTTTGTATTAATATGTACTTATTGAAGTAGACAACACATTCCTATTTTTCTCCTGCGAATTGCAAAATCCACAATAATTTGCATAAGCAGTAACAGCTAGGGGGTTGTGTTGGCAGTACAGCTAGCTGTGACAAGACTTGTGTTGTGGTCGTGTGGTGGCGATACTCATTGTGGAAGACCGGATTTACTGGCCTAAGCAGTAGCAACACAACTTAGTCCATGCACTGATTAGGCAATGTAGCCGTGATAACGGGGATTAAGCTGTGTTGGTTATATCTCTAATATTTTTTTATTAAGGTAAATATGCAAGTCAACGAAGAATGGACAAAACGAAAGTTTATTGAGATGAATCGGGTTTACTTGTGTTTGTCTCAAAAACAACTTGCAAAACTGGCTGGAACTACTGCGCTGTCGATTAGTCATCAAGAACGTGGGCATCGTCCACCACGTGATAAGACAATTGAAGCGCTACGAAAGGCTGGTGAAACATTAGAACCATTGGCTTTTTGGTCAGAATAGGTTATTATAATCTTTTAAATGGAGGTTTTATTATGGCAGGTGGCAGCGGTTTTGAACGTCCTAAGCAAGCTCCTCAATCACCAGTGCAAGAAAAAAAACAAGTACCAACTAAAAAGAAATAAACATTTTTGGATTTAATACAATGGAGAGTGCAGCATTCATCATATTTGCGTTGTTGTTAAAACGAGATAGGAGGATTGCTGCACTTTCTTTTTTTGTTGTGAATATGTTTCATTATTTTGGAATAGGAAGAGAGCATGGGCCATTTGTTTATTATGCAACTGCAGCACTTCTAGACGGCATTACTGCTTGGTTTGTGGTTGGATTAAATACACGAACCAGTTTTTTGTTGGCTGTTTTTAGCCTAATAAGTTGTATCATCAATGGATTAGGTTATCTTTGGTACTTGGCTTATATGTCTGCAACACCCTACAATATCGCCATTACTATGATTTTGGTGATTCAAATGGCAATTTTGCTAAGGGCTGGCATATATGATACAGGACGCGCTTTCTGCAATTTCGATGATCGTGTGGGTATGCGTGATCGTGTATTGGGTACTTTTAAAGGTAAAATGGTATAATCATGAGCGAACATGCAAACAGCGAATCAGAAGTATTCGCACTCGCCGCAAACCACCCAAAGATTACGGGGACTATTAGTGCTTTAGTCACATCAATAGGATTGAATAATCTAAATCTGATGTTGGGTGTGGTAAGCACATTTGTTGGTTTGTTAATTGGTATTTTTACTATGTATCGAATGTGGCAATCATCTAAGATCGCAGAGAAAGACATGCGCATCAAAGATCTTGAAATTGCCAAGCTGGAAAGTAAACAATAGACCGGCAATAGTGCCGGTTTTTTTATGTATATTATTAATCACTAAGACGGAAAAAAAACGGAATGGCAAAACTTCTTTTTGATGCTGATCATCAGCCAGATTATTCAACACGTGCTAAGCGTGGGAAAGGATGGAAAGCAAAGATTATTGAGGCATTAGAGCGCCAAGGTAAAACAGAAGAGGATCTTATTGATGTTTTGCTAACCAATGCAATTGAAAGTGGCGATGAATACGCTATGCGAGAGATTTTATCTCGACTTGCACCTGTTCCTAAATCAGTCATGCCGGCTGTTGAATTCTTCTTCCCTACTAATGGGACGCCAGTTGAAAAAATGGATGCGATCATTCGCGCCGTGGCTAATGGTGATTTGCCTTCTGACATTGCTTCCACTCTCGCAGGTATTATAAAAACCTCGCTAGAAGTGATGGAAACGACAGAGCTGGTAGAGAGGATGGAAAAACTAGAAGCTATTGTGGAGCAACAAAACAATGGCAAAGCGCCTAAGTAGTGCAAAGCTAGGCAAATTAGAAACATTTATTCAAGAGATAGGCCAAGCAAACCATTCTGCAGTGTTTGGCATTTGCAATATGGATCGTGAAGTTATCAGGAGTCTGAAAATGACTCCTGATGGCATTTGCGAGACAGAAGAAGAGGCAACCATTCTTATTCCTGAGCGTTTGGAGAAGTTGCTTTATCCGAAGCGCATTAAGATAGTATGGGGAGGACGTGGTAGTGCCAAGACTCGCACGGTTGTGTCTATATTAACTGAGAGCGCCAGAATCACCACCGAGCGCGTGGCTTGTTTCCGCGAGATAATGGCGGCCATTAAAGATAGTTCTTATCAAGAAATTGCCGATGAGGTGAACAGAAAGGGCAACTCAAACGAGTTTAGGGTTTTGGATTCAGAGATTAAAGTTCCTTCTACAAAGTCACGTTTTAGCTTTGGCGGCTTATACAGAAACATTACCAACATTAAGGGATATGCAGGGGCCACAAAGGCTTGGACTGATGAAGCTGAAAATGTAAGCCGTGCTAGTCTGGATGTGCTTGAACCAACTATTCGTGGGGCAGGTTCTGAGTTGTGGTTTACGTTTAACCCACGCGAAGAAACAGACCCAATGTGGGCGGATATGGTTGCTCCATATTGGGACAAGGCTGTAGATGGAATCTATGAAGACAAAGACACGCTTATCATTGAGTGCAATCACACGCATAACCCTTGGTTGACTGAAGAGCTAATCATTACCCGCGACAAGATGAGGCGCGTTGATACTGATCGTTATCTATGGATATGGGAAGGAAAGTTTCGACGCAATAGCAATGTGAAGGTGCTCAATGGTAAATGGCGTATTGATGAATTCACGCCTGATAAATCATGGGGTAGTCCGCTTTATGGCGCTGACTTTGGTTTCTCGCAAGATCCGTCAACATTGGTTAGGTGCTGGGTACACAATAGCCGATTGTATGTTGAGTATGAGGCTTGCAAAGTAGGTGTTGAATTGGATGATATGCCTGCATTCTATGAATCAGTGCCAGATGCTAAACGATATAAAATTAGGGCTGATTGTGCGAGGCCAGAAACAATTAGCCATATCAAGCGGCATGGGTTCAATATTGAAGGCTGTGAAAAATGGCATGGCTCGGTGGAGGATGGTATTGAACACCTTAGGTCATATGAAGAGATTATCATTCATCCTCGGTGCAAAAATGCGATTCATGAGGCTAATGCGTATTCATTCAAGGTAGATAGGCTTACTGGTGATGTGCTTCCTGATATTGTGGATAAAGACAATCACTGCATAGCAGAAGGTGAGCTTGTTACAACATCAAAAGGCGATATACCAATTGAGCAAGTAAAGACTGGTGACTTTGTTCTAACTAGATCAGGCATGAAAGAAGTTATTGATGCTTGGCAATCAGGAGAGAACAGAGATATTTTAGAGATAAAAGCAGGAGATAAGACTCTGAAATGTACCCCATGCCATAAGATATTCGTTAAAGGACGTGGCTTTATTCGTGCCGATGCTATAAGATATGGTGATACTATATTAATGGCGGTTGAACGTAAATCATGGTTGAAACAGTTATATACAAAGGCAAGAAATATAATCGCTATCCTGAAAGTGAACGCAGGAGCGATAGGGTTTATTTCAAAAGGTCAATAACAGGCGGTACGGTATGGCTTCATCGTGCAATTTGGTCTGATGCACATGGGGTCATACCAAAAGGAATGCATATCCATCATATGGACGATGATCCATTGAATAACGATATAAAAAATCTTGAATGCTTGACCGTAAAAGATCATTTTGCAGAGCATGAATGGGATGAAGATAGGCGCTTCAATAATAGGACTCTCCTAAACAGGATAAGACCACTTACCAAAGCTTGGCATTCAAGCTTAGAAGGAAAAGCAAAGCATTCAGAAATAGGTAAGCAAGCATGGATTAATTTTGTACCTATTGATTTGAATTGCAAGCAATGTGGAAAATCATTCAAATCAACAAGGGTAGGGCATGACAACAAGTTTTGTACTAATGCATGTAAATCAGCATGGCGCAGAAAGGAAGGACTAGATAATGTTGAAAAGAATTGCGAGCTATGTGGATCGTCGTTTACGTCAAATAAACACGCCAAAGTACGATTTTGTACCCGTTCTTGTGCTGTCGGTAGTAGATATCGGAAAGGCTAATAAGGTATATGACTTAACGGTAAAAGATGATCATGAGTTTGTAGCATCTGGAATTCTTGTTCACAACTGCATAGATGCGATTCGCTACGCCCTAGGCCCATTAATCAAGCGGCCTAAACGTGGTAAGTTGTTTGTTTAATAAAAAAAACCCCACAAGTGTGGGGTTTTTTTTTATAAAATTTCTCTGGTTATTCTAACCTCAAATCCGAAGCACTCAGATAAAAAGCCAACCAGATTACAAATCTCAACATCATTGTTTACGTTGATAAATGCATTTGCATTAAAAGCCTGCTTTGAATCAATTGCGTCAAGAAGTGTTGAGAATTTTGATGAGTCATACACATAGTAATTAACCATTTTTACTGCCCCTTGTTGCGTTGTTTAATCCGATAACTGCATTCTATATCAACGCATAAAATCATGCAAGCACAACATTAAAAAAACCACACGTTTAAGATGTGGTTTGGTTGATTGCCGCAGCCCTGCCATCTAACAAATCCTGAGCTGCCGTTAATTGTTTTGTAACGTCGTCAGCTTCTCCTGCAAGTCTTGCCATCTCTTCAAAAATGTATGCTCTCTCTTCTGCATCACGTCCGCTGGCGGTGGTGGTATTTGTGGGCATACTTGCACTACCGGTGGAACTGTTGCGCACCCTATCATAGCGAAGCTTAGCAATAACAGCATTAAGATCTTTTTTACCATCGTTCAATCCCTCTTGGTATGTTTTAGATGTGGCTACGTCAGCCTTTACAATTTCCTGCTCTTCTATGCGAGCATTATCCACAGCAGAAGCCTGCTCTGTCATTATGGCGGTGTTTTTAATGGCCTGCTTCCCTTGAGAATACTGATAGCCAGCGTATGAGCCAAAAACAAGCCCCGCTAAGAGGCTTGCTAGGATTGATGATGGTAGAAGGCTATTCATAGTCATGCATAGCAGCCATTACTTCATTCTGCTGATAAAACAATGATTCGGATAACGGTTGTAGGGGAATATGGTTGGTCATTTTGTTTCTTCCTTATTTGATTTAAAACTAACAATCCGCAGTCCTATCACTATCCACGGCATCCACTTGCCAAATCCAGCCTCTGCGGGCATGTATTGAACAATGATCGGCAATTGCTCATAAGCAAATAATAGCACATCAGTATAGTAATGTGCAAGTACTGCCATGAATGCGCAGAATATAACTGTGGCTTTTTTGTGGGATGTGCGCCAGTCGGGGATTAAAGAAATCATACAATCATCTCCTTCTTAATTGTCTCAGTCATAGGGCATGACTGTCCTTTATATGGGAGTGTTTGGTAGTAATACCAATAAGAATAGACGCAAACTAATTTATCATTTCTACCAAAGAATTCTATTTCAGCAGCGAAACCATGCTCTACCTTTGTAATAATAGGCTGCAAAGTGCCGAAGCGTAACCAGTTAAATGCTTTTATCAAGTAAATCATTCATTAACCTCCTTCCGGCACGCCCAATAATCATTAACATCACTACTTGGTAGGCCAATGCATTGTGATTTATCGATGTATTTAGATTTATCTACAGGCTTTGGATAATATTTATCCAAATAAATCCCACCAAGTATATTGCCAAGCATAAAACAAAGCGTTAAAAATAGAATAGTATTTAGTTTCATGCCATAACCCACCAAATTAAAGAATAAACAACGCCAGCAGATAGCGTTAGGAGGAAGTATTTAAGTTATTTTGGCACAATGCTCCTCATAATCAGCAATGAATTGTGCTCGGGAGAGTGGGGTTTGCCAGTCTTCGGCGCGAGGTAAGAATCCGACACAATCCGCGTCTTTGTCTGCATGCATCCAGTAGCCATTAAATATTTCGCATGGCTTTGTGGTCGATAAATTTAATCTGCCGACATTATCTTGTGAAACAAATTTATAGTTTGCAAAGTCGCTAGGTGTCACGCCTGCTTCAATTAGGATTTGTGAGAGTTTCATGTTGCTTCCTTTGCCATTTCGGCGGCGATTGCTTGGCGGGCGGTTGGGTATTCATCATCCGACATTCCTTCTATGTGTGTTACGTAAAAAATATCAGCTGCCCACGTTGCATTTTCAATCATCCAATTGAGCATCTCTGTGTCGGTTGGTTGTGTTTGTTGCTTCATGATCAACTCCTTCCGGTAAAATGTGTAAATATAGGTTTTCTTTGATAAAAACATCAAAACCTTCTTGGCTTTCTAGTGTTTTATAAAGCGCATCAACATTGCTGATATTTGGGTAAATAGACTTCACATAAGAAAGTTTCATTTTTTTGATAAAATCAAGGTAAACCCAATTTTTTTGTTTACCAAATGCATCAAAGAATACTTGGTAACGTGGTTGGAATTTGTTGCTCATGATATTTATTCCGTTGCGTTGTTTGATTCGATGTAATGATTATAAGTGTACGCACAATTTTATGCAAGCACTATCTTTGCATTTAGTTGTTATAATGATAAAAACTTTACAAGGTTGACATAATGAATATTTTAATGGCTGTGAATAACGCTGTGTCTAGGGCGCGCCAAGCGTTTGGCAACGATGCAGGGTTTTCTCTAGACAACAAGCGACCAGATGCTTGGTGCACCTATGGCTACCCGACAGAGATTAGCTTCGATGAGTTCAAGACGGCATATGAGCGGACTGGTGCTGGGCATGGTGCGGTAGAGCGTATTTTGGGTAAGTGCTGGGAGAAATTCCCCCGCATTAAGATGGATGACGGCAAAGACGACGAAACACCTTGGGAAAAGCAGGTTGATCTATTCTTTGAAGACAAAAAAACAAACATCTGGAATCGATTGGTCGAACTAGACCGGCGTGGTCTTGTTGGTTATTACTCAGCAATCATTTATCAGGTTGCAGATAACAAAAAATGGGATCAACCACTTGAAACAGCTCAGCGATTAGTAAAGCTTATCCCGTGCTGGCAAAATGAATTAGTAGCCAGCGCATGGGATATGGATCAATCGTCAGAGCGATACGGCGAGCCTACCATGTGGAGCTATACAGAAAATAGGCCATTCGCTCAAGATAAGCAGCCAGTAACTCAAGTACAGATCCACTGGACACGCGTACAAGAGATGCGGACTAAGCCACTGTTAAAGGCTGGTTTTAACCACATCATTGATATGTGTAAAGTTTCTGGTGGTTCTGGTGAGTCTTTCTTAAAGAATAGCGCTCGGACGGTTTCTATTGAGTTTAACGACGATGCTGACCCTGTTGTAAAAAGCGTAGATGGTAAAGAGGTGTCGCTAAAAGATGCGCTTAATGATCAGGTACGGGCATTAAACACCAATCAAGACGCGGCGATGGTCTTGCAAGGCGCAAAGGCAACAACGCTACAAACTACAATTGCAGATCCTACCGGCCCGTGGGCTGTGCCTGCTAATGAGTTTGCAGCGTCGATTCAAGTGCCATTTACCGCGTTATTTGGTCAACAGACTGGCCGTCTTGCGTCTGATCAGGATAAGGTGGACATGGCTAATCGGTGCGGATCACGTCGACTGAATGAAGTAGAGCCAATGCTTACTGAATACATTACGCGCATGCAGTTAGCAAACCTATTGCCAAAAGGTAATTTCAAGATTGAATGGTCTGATTTGCTAGAACCTAGCGACAAGGATAGGCTAGATAAAGCAAAGTTAATGGCCGATACAAACAAAGTCACTTTTGAATCAGGTGCAGAGCCAGT